CAGAAACATGGGATGAAGTGATGTTGTGGTTCATACCGCTTACCCCAACCGTTGTTGCAAGGAGGTTGCCTTCAATAGCCTTGAACAGGCTCACGTCCTCGGAGAACAAGCCGACCTCGTAGGTTACCTCGCCCCGAATCTTCGACATGGAAATCAGTTGCAGCACTCCGCTGAACACTTGGACCCCATCCTCCCACATCGCTGCACGAATCTTCTTGTTGGGTTGGAATCCACCGACAAAGGACTGGATGTTGTAGGCATGACCAAAGCAGTCCCGATTCGTTGTCGTATTAGGCAACGTGATGGTCTTGGAGAACGACCCCCTCCGCTTGGTGATGTCGGCAATGTCCTCCACCGAAAACGTGAGGGCGATGTCAATCTCGCCCATGGTGTCCAGCACATAAGCGAGTTCGGGTTGGTCGTAAAGGGTCGCAAAGGTTGAGAACAGGCAGCCAAAGCAAGCGTCCTCCCTGCTCGTAGCACCATCGGCATCGGCTCGGTCGTTAAACGCATTCCAAGCCTGCAAGTCGGTGGTGAAGTCAGCGGTCGGGTAGGCGATGAGGGTTACGCTCATAGGATGTTGTTCTTGTATGCAACTGCCACCTCGACCTGCAACTGCGTGAGGCGGTCGTTCCTGCGAGTTGTGAATTGGTAAGTATTGGCGTTGACGATAGCCTCGACTAACTGCCCATCCAGTTCAAGCCATACCTGCCCGGATCGGATCATCTCAATCAGCCAAGCCGACTCGGCATCGGTCAGCCAATCGGAGTTGAGTGCGTAAACGTAATCAAACTCCCCTGCCCAGACTTTGTCGTAAGTCGTGGTCGCATAAACGTCCGAGTTGTAGCCGAAGGTCTGCCGGGTAATGTTGGCCCTCTTGCGATTCTTTAGCGTGAAGGTGTAGGAGTCAATGCCCCCGTACTTGTTTTGGAAGTGAACTGGGATGGAGTTGAACCGCTCGCAAGGGCCGAAGGTGAAGGTCGTGATGACCGACCCCAAGCCCTGATTCCCTAAGAACTGCACCGTGTAGGAATCCCCCTCCACCGCTCCGCTTAGTGCTGCAATGGTTCCCGATAGTTGTGCAGGTCCGCATCCGAATCGCTGAATGTTAAAGTCCGTAGTGCCTGACAAACTTGGACTGACGGCAAAGTCGTAATTTACGGACTTGTAAGCGACACGGCCCGAAACGAGGTAGGTGTCATTGGCGGACACCGTGCTGAACTTGGTGGCGTTGATAGCAAGCCAAGCCTTGCCTCCATGGTACACGGTGAAGGCCGTAGGTGTTGTCAAGGGTTTCACGGAGTTGAACGAGGACCCGATTCGGAAGTAGGGGCTTAGGCTCCAGTCTTGGAACTCCAACTGCTCCAAGTTCCCCGCAAAGCCCATGACCCCGCTGACGGTGGTTACCGTTCCCGTCTGCACGGCTGGGGTGTTGCCGTATTCCTCCATGAAGTCGAGGCGATATCCCGAATAGTACCCGGCATGGTCCACGAAACCTGTTTGGGTCAGCGATGGCTTGGTAGGTGCAATCAGCGTTTCAACGACCTTGGCAACGTCAAAGAAGCCGAAGTTGGTGGAGGGCAGTTTGTCGCACTTGAGCCGGGCAAGGGTGGTCCCTGCTGGGTTCTTGACATCGCAGACGTAGCGGTAGTTCGGTTGTGCAATCAGCGAACCGCTGACTTTGAAGAGCATCTTGTTGTAAACGGGGGTTGCTACGAGAGGCGACCCGGAAAGGACGGTTGTTGCCATTTTATAGTTTGGTTGCTACGCTTATGGATTTGCCAAGGGTTTCAGCGATTGTGTTCACCAAAACGTCTATCATTTCGGGGGATAGGGCGTTGCTCATGAAGTTCGTGGCCCTTGTGCCTCGCTCACGAATGCCAAAGGCAATAGACCTGCCATCGACCAATCCTTGCTCCTGCTTTGTCCGCATTCGCTTGAGTTTGCGTGAATAGGTCGGAACGACAGGAATGCCCTTATTTGCAATCCAGTCGGCAATGGCTTGGGGTGGTGGAATTTTGTCCTTGTATTGGAATGGCGACCTCGGAGCCTTTGCGCTTGAGGACTTGCCTCGCACCCCTTGGTCCACGTACTTCCAATAGGGGTTAGCCATGATAGCCACGACGATTTGCTTTGCCGATAGTTCGATGTCTTCGGGGGCGATGGATGCCGATAGCGTTCCCCCTGCGTTGGCGTTGGCTGCTTCGAGGTTCTTCTTCGCAAGTTCAATGACCCGTTCAATCCATTTGACCAGCACGTCGTGGGTTGGCGACTTGCCTCCACCTTTGGGGCCGACGACTGAACCAATCCCCTCCAAAGCGGTTTCGTCGATGCCCTTCATCGAACCGCTGCCGAACTTGCCTACGGGCTTGCCATTGGCGAGGATGGTTGTTTCCATGTGGGTAAATGTCCCCCGTGCTGGAATGTGTAGTCAAGACAGGAGTCGAACCTGTAAGGAAGGAGGATTACTATTAAATCTAACAAATGCTGCCAAGTTTAGATTCCTCAATGCGTCTATCCAATTCCGCCACCTGACTAATGCAAATATATTACCTTCTTCTCGCTCGCTCCGCTTCCATCCGTTCGGCCTCCAAGATGTCGTGAATTAAGAGTGCGTAATTGAGAAACTCCACCGCCTTCATCGCAAAGATGGCATCGAATTTCAGTACGTCCTTGTTTGCCATCCGCCACACCACCATCAGCCATCCGTACCCTGCGAGAGGGCTTACGTCAACTCCCCTGCCTTCGTCATCAGGTGCTTGGAATAGTCGCTCAAAACTTTCAAGTAGGATTCTGAACTTAGCAAAAAAAAACTGACAACGCCCCAAACGTCCCCGACCTTGGCGTGTTTCTTCATCAGTTCGGCCCGCTCCGCATGGGCAGCCCCGTCGTACTTTTTCGGGAAGAATCCGAATAGACCGCCCTCCCTGCACAAGGTCGCCATGATTCGGTGAAGGTTCTGCAGGAGTTGCTTTTCGTCCGTCGTGTTTGCATCCATCAGTTCAATCAACTGCCCAGCCGTGAGTTCATCCGTGAACACCGTTGGAATCCACCACTTGCCCCCGGCTTTGAACTTTCGCTTGTACCCAAGGGCGGGCAATGCGTTCCACTCGCTGATAATAGCCTTGTAACGCTTTAGGACGCTCTTGGCGGGCATCTCTCGGACGATTGATATATCGACCCCCTCAACGATTGCGACGACCCCTGCTCGCTTGTCGTAGTCCCCAAGGACGCTGGAGAACTCAATGGCTCCGATGCGTTGGAACTGGTCGATGGTGAGGTCTTGGAGTTTCATAGCCATAACTTGGGTCTTGAGTTGCAACGGATTTCAGGAACGACAACCATAGGCAGGTCGTTAAGCAGGGCGAGGTTGGTCAGGATGCTTTGGTCGTGCCTGTGGTCAATGAATGATGGGTGGTTCGGATATTCGCTTGGGTCGTCATTCACAGCCTTGTCAACGTGCAGCCACTTGGACCACTCGTACATGAGGTCAATCGTAAAGTCGGTCTTGCGTAGTCCAAGGAACCCCGCCTCTATCTGCATCGGTTTCTCGTTGAAGAACTGAAGGCAGTCCATCAAGGCGTAGCAGTCGCCCTTGGTGTATGAAATATGGTTGTGGAAGTTTTGATGCAACAGGATGGGGTTGTCTTGCAGGTACTGCTTGGCAAACTCAAAGCAGCCATCCCCGTGCAGGTCTTGGGCATCCAAGTAAAGCAGGGCTTCGTCCTCCTGCAAGTCAAAGAGAGCGTCAAGGATGATTTGAGGCTTCCACCTCCACCAGTTGTTGCCCCTGCCTTCACGTTTTTCGTCCTCGGTCGTTGTAATCGGGAAAGGGTACTGATTAGCCTGCGCCCTCGCTGCTGGAAGGTATTCACTCGTTGCGTAGTTGACCCCGACTAAATACATCTTAGAACCCGTGAGAGTTGGCGAAGGCGTGCTTGAATGCAGCCACGTTGTAAGGGATGTCAGCGAATCGTTGCGAGTATGCTCGTTCTAAAATGTGGCCGACGTGGGGAATAGCGACCAACTTTTGCTCAATGCAAGCGATGGTCAGGTCAAGGTAGGAATCGTCCCAAGTAAGCGTGTAGTTGGAAGTTACAGGCACGACGGGTTGATAGAACTCCTTTGCACCCCTTCCAGTAAGTTGCTTGATGTGTGGCTCGTAGTTATCACCGCACGACCAGTAAGGCACAACGTCCACGGGGACTCGGAAATAGGCGCAGTAGGCTCTTTGGTCAAAGTCGCCTGTCTTGGTGAGGTCGTACTCGAAGAGGTTCACGACATCGCCCTTCTTGATGTAACCGTTCTTGGTTAAAGCGTACCACCCCGTCCAAGCGACGAGGTTACGATGGCTCTCAATGTTGTCGGGTTCGTTTCTTGCGATAATGTGGTCAAGGCCAGCCATGCCGTCAAAGTCCTTGAACCCAAGCATGACCCAAGTGTAGGGGGCTAAGTCCTTGAACCTGCCCTCGGCTTCGCATTGCTTCACGATATCGGTATCGTGGCAGAAGATGTAAGTTTTTGCCTTCATTTCTTGTAGAGGGTTAAAAGCATTCTGCCTCTTTGGTCCGTTGACCCCTTGGCTTCGTGTGCTTGCAGTTGGCTTGTGAGGTTGACCATCGTCAGCAGTTCGGCATCGTGGATGACCATCGTCCCACCGGGGTTCAGGGCTTTGTTGAACAGTTCGACCATTTCAGGAATCATGCCGTCCCCGTGGTCGGAATCGTGAAAGATGAAGTCAAAAGTCCTGACCTCTTGCAGGGCCATGTGGCTCGGTTGGTTGTTCCATTCGACTTTGAACTGCGATAGGAGGGCTTTGCGCTTATCCTCAACCGTTGTATCGGTATCGTAAACCACCACGTCAAGCCCGGCCAAGGCGATAGCGAGCGTTGAGTGTCCGAGGTAGGAACCGAGTTCTAAAGCGTGGCCTCCTTTGTGCTTCTTGGCTTCCTCGTAGATTTCAATGATGTGGTCCACCGCAGTCGTGTAGATGTGCGAGTAGTCCAAGGCTTTGAGTTGGTCAATGTGTTTTTTCATGCTCAAAAAGTTACAACGAATTTTTCAGGCGAAGGCCAGCCGGGGTTGGAATCAAAGACCTTGGTGTCGGGTTTCTTGCCAACCCAAGTTTCTGCTCGGAATCGGTGGTCCCTTGCAGGTTCTCCAAGTTCCTTGATGTGGCTTGACTTAGCCCACCAAAAGTTACCACCGAAGTACGGATAGCCATCAGGGTTGTTGTGGTCAGCCATGTGAGGGAACTGCTCCTTGGTTATCCAATGACAGCCGACGGCATCGACCCCTTCGAGCAGTTGCATGGACCGTTCCCATGCTACCACGTTGAAGAATAGCATGGACCTGCCCCAAAGTTGGGTGGTCAAGGATGGATTCGCAGCCCCCTTGGTGTGAGCGTACAGGTACACGGCTTCTTCTTCCTGCGAGGCCCGGTACATTTCGGTCAGCGTCGCCTGTTCCCAAGCGTTGGTCCGGGTTACTACGACCTTGACCTTCTCGGCCACCATCGAGTTCTCCAGCACCTCCTTGACCGCTTTGCGTTGTTCGGGTGGACCGACGATGCCTACACGGATTTCGTCCAAGACATTGATGAGGCCGTAATTGCAGACCGCCATCATGTGCTGGTTGAGGATTAACTGCCAATTCCCTCCGCAGTAGATGTGGTAGTAGTGGACGACTTTCATACTAATCCATCCAAACACCATCATGCGTCAAATGCCAAAAGCGATGCCTAATGACTTGAAGGATTAGGCCAAGCAGCGAGTCAGCGTAGTAAACGCCAGCCTCGCAATGCAGTTCAAATTTGTAATGTTTGTTCATTGAAGCAGCAGGGTTAGAAGGGTGATGATAAAGAAAACGGCTGCAAGCGTCTTGCCGATTTCGATGAGCAGGTCAAGGATGCGTTCCGTGTTCATGCGAAAGATGGTTCAACTTGTACGATATAGCCTTTATCCACGAATTGCTTAATAAACCAATCGTCAGGATTACCGTAGGGCAACCTGTATTTTTTTGGTATTCTTTCGTGTAAGGTTGCAGTGTAATCGTAATTCAGCAAATGGGTTTGGCTTCGGCTATATCCAAGACGTTGGGATAAATCGTATGCCCCATCTATCAAGGTTCTTGTCCCCAAATCCCCTGTAAAAACTATGATATGGCTATCGGGTTTTCTGTTCTTCATGCCCCAAAGTTAAACCACAACATACTTCCCTGAGTTGCTTACTCTTAACTTGTTAAGGGCCACATACCGCATCGCATCGCAGGCGTGGTTGAACGAGTCAATCGGGACACCCGTGTTCTTGCCCTCCTTGTCGGTTGCCCAAGTATAGGACCGCAGTTCCTTGATGAGGTTGGTGCTATCCTTGGTAACCTGCAATTTGAAGCGTTTAAGGATATCTATCCCGTTCCTGACCGAGTCGGGGCCTTTCTCCGCTGGCTTGATGTTAAAGCCAAGACGGTAGATTTCTTCAATGGACTTGGGTTCTGCTGAATCCGCCACGATCTCCCAAGCCCGGGTAATGCCCAGCGTCCGCAACTTGTCTGCGATGTCTTGGTTGGTAAGGCCCGTGGAGTAGAGCAGTTCTTGGATGAGCAGGCAGTCCCCTTGGCGGTATATTGCTACGAGTGCGGTTGGGTCGTTGCTAAAGCCCCAGTCAAGCCCAAGGGCGACGAATTTCGCACGGCTGACATCGATACCCTCCACGACCTCGAAGTCCTCGTATATCGCACCCTGAAGCGTCCCGACT